CTCGGCCTCGATACCGGCGCCTTGATGAGCTTTGTGTCCATGTGTCCACGACAATTTGACGTGGACACGATCTTCACCGCTTCTCAACTTCCAGGGCAACGTGGGGGCGCTGGATGCTTACGCACCAATCGACGTGCGGCGCCATTGCCGCACTGGCAAACATCGCGGTGGCCGAACGCGCATTCACGAGACTGCGCGATCGCGGTGCTCACGAGCCGGGACTTGGCGTGATGTACGGCCCTTCTGGCTGGGGCAAGAGTGTGGCTGCGGCGTGGCTCATGGCGCACCATGTCGGCGAGTGTTACTACGTCCAGGCAGATGACTTCTGGACGAAGAAGACGATGCTCGTCGCGGTCTGTCGTGCGATCGGCATTCCGTGGCAGAACGCAGCCAGGAAAGGTGGCACACCGAAGCCAAAGAGCATCTTCGAGATGGCGGAAGCCATCAAGCTGCAGTTGGAGAGCAGTCGGCGCATCCTGGTCATAGACGAGTTCGACTATATCGTCGACAAGAATCTGGTCGAGTCGATCCGCAGCCTATACGAAGGCAGCAAGGCTGGAATCCTGATCATCGGGGAGCAGATGCTTCCGGCCAAACTGCGCGAGTGGGAGCGCTTCGACGGCCGCATCCTCGAGTCGTTTGCCGCCGAGGCCGTCAGTGTTGTGGACGCGCGCGAACTTGCGCGTCTGCGCTGCCCCGGCATCACCGTCGAGGAAGATCTTCTGGCGCACTTGGTCGACCTTGCTCACGGGTCAGTGCGGCGCGTGTCAAACAATCTCTCAACGATCCGCGATGAAGCCCTTTCGAATGGGTGGGAGAGCGTCAATTGCGCCACATGGGGAAATCGCAAGCTGCAGGCCAACACCACGCTCAGCGATTCAAAGGGGTCCAGGTAATGGCACGCAAACCCGTCCATATCGAATTGGCCGGCGGCAAGAGTTCGCGCCAGCGCATCTGGGAGGCGATTCTGAAACTGTCCGCCAAGGGGAACGGCAATTTCACCGAGACCGAGGTGGCACGCGTCGCGAACTTGGAATCCGTCCCAGTGCGCGACTATCGGCGCTGCCTGGTCGCCGGCGGCTGGCTCAAGTGTATTGCAGAACCAGCTCACAACAGCCCGGGAGTCTTTCGTCTGGAACGGCTAAACGGCGCCGAGGCGCCGCGCGTGCGACTGGACGGAAGCACGGTGACGCAAGGCCGCGGAAACGAGGCCATGTGGGGCGCCATCTGCGTACTGGACACCTTCACCGCGCAACTCTTGGCGGAATTATCCGGCACCAAGGTCGCTACCGCCAAGACGTATTGTGCGTTACTGGCGAAGGCTGGATACATCGTTGCCGGCTCGCCCGGAAAAGGCATTGGTGCCGGTGGCGTGCAGACTTTGTGGCGCACGGTGAAGAGTCGCAATACCGGCCCGCGGGCGCCGATGATCACTCGCCTCAAGGCTGTGTATGACCCCAACCTGCATGAGATTGTCTGGTCGGAAGGGGCGGACGAGGCGGTGGAGGCCTGCGATGGCTGACGCCCTATCCCAGGAAAATCGCGCGCATGCAATGGCCTTGATACGTGCCGCGGTGAAGGCATCCAACGTCAAAGCTGTCGCCGAGCGCCTCGGGTACTCCCGGCCATGTTTGTCCAGGCTAATCAACGACGACTATCCGAATCCAGACAAGGTGTTTGCCGCTGCCCTGTTGAGACTGGATCGACATCCCTGCCCCTGGTTTGGTGACGATGTCGCAGGGCACTACTGCATCGAACTTAACACGGGACCGGTTCCCACATGGAACCCGACTGCCCTTGATCACCGCCGCGCTTGTCGTGCTTGCCACCACAAACCGAGAAAGGAGTGAGCCATGCGTTTATTCAACGCGCTGCAGCGCCTGTTCCTGCTCTTCTGTCTCTACATGATCGAGTACGACCTTGCCCTTCTGAACCGCCAGGAGCAGGGGATTCGATATAGCCGAGACGACTTCATTGCGCGCAAGCACCGCCTTCAAATGGAACTGCTTGAACTGGAGACCCATCAATGATGACCATACCGCAACCACCGATCAAATTCGGCCCCCACGCAGGCCAGCCTCGGCCGCTCATCGATGTTCTTCTCGATCGCGCGACGGCCGTGCGCAACGTCCTGGCCAAGCTCCGTAACTCGGGCTACCAAGTCATCGACTATCGGCTTGAAGGCGCACGGCCGACCGTCGAACTGGAGGCGCACACCGACCTGGCGCGCCTGATCGACGAAGGTGTCGCCTGCTACTACATCCAGCGGCCTGGCCCGAGCGGATTGGGCGAGCGCGTCGGGCAGTTCGTCGTTGATGGCGTGCGCCTGGTCTGGACCGAGCGGGTCGGCTGACATGCCCTATACGCCGGCACCCGGAAGCCATGAAGAGGCCGCGATCGCGCTGATTCAGAAGAAGGGATGGGCGCGCTCGCATGAAATCGCCCGATCGCTCGACATCGATCACGAAGCGGTGATCGAGCTGCTTTCTGAGGCGAGTAGTTGCGGCCTGCTCGTCGCCTGCGACATCGTCGTTGCCGACCTGCCGCCCGGAAAGGAGTATCGCCCGAGCGCAGGTATGGCGGTCTCATTCAAGGAGTTCCGCGTCAAGCCGGCTAGTTCGCCGAGCCGAGGCGCGGCCCCGGTCACCACCGCAATCAAGAATCAGGAGGGTCCAATGAGTACATCAAAGAAGGCTGGCACGTCGCGCGGCACAGGGTTGAAGACGCTACTGGCCGCCATCGGAGAACATGGGCCGATCGACAGCGTTGATCTCGCGAAGCACACCGGCGTGGCAGCCAACAGGGTTTCCAAAGCGCTGAGCTACCAACTGAGCAAAGGCACGATCGTCAATCGGAAGAAGAAGCGCGACGGCTACAAGGGCGCGATCGCCGAGTATGCGACGCCGGCCCAGGCCAAGGCCGCCGGTTGGTCTTCGGGTAACGCCTCGTCTCGCGAAACCGGCGATACGTCTCGGAAGATTGGCAAATCGTCTCGGGAAAATGTGGAAAAGCTACAGAAAACCGCATCCACCAAGACTGCAAAAGTGCAGCGGAACACTGCAAAAGCGCAAAGCGCGAAGAGTCCGGCCGGTGCGTTACCACCGCTACCCGTCTCGGCGTACCCGCCCGGTGCATTGCCCCTCGAGCCCGCCCCGGGCCGCTTCCGCTGCGGGCTTTTCAGCGATGGGGCCTTACTCATTGATGGAGACTTCGAGCTTGTAGCGGGCGGTGGCGTAGCCCTGTCGGTCACTGAGACCCGCCACCTGGTCGCTTACCTGCGGAAGCTCGGCGAACTGGAGGCGGCCCGATGACGCGAGCGCTGGCTGTATTTTCTGTCAGCTCCGGTGGAATAAGGGTTCGAGTGCGACTGCTGCCCACCATCCTCGATGTCGACCGCGAGTACCGCGCCGGTAGGCGTCGTCGCGATGGACTGCACGTGAACGCGTATTTCATGCCCACGAACAGCGAGAAAGCCTGCCATCTCGGTACGATCGCGCTGCCGATTGACGGCCGGCTGGTTGAGCTAGTCCCGCATGAGGTGGTTCATGCGGTCATGCATCGCCTTGGCGGGGTGCATTGCTCCGATGACGAGATGCTAGCCACAACGGTTGGCACCCTCACGTCGCGCATCCACTCCCGCATCGATCGCCTCGGCTTCGGTGGAGGGGCGTCATGAGGCACGCATCATTTAGCCTCGCCACGCAGATCCAGGCTGCGCAGCGCAACGCCGCCGGCGATGCGCCGCACGAAGTCGGTCAGCTCTCACCGCATCGAAAGCCCACAGCGCCGCGGCTGGCCCCCGTAACGCGCATGGCAACCGCCGATGCTGTTGTCTTCGTGCTACTGGCAGCAGATAAGCCTCTGCTCGCGCCAGAAATAGCTGAGCGGATGCGGGAACTCTATGGGAACGCCTTCTCATTGGCGCTGAAACCAACGCTGTACCACCTGGTGCAACGCGGCGCCATTCGGCGTTTCGGATTACCGGGCAAGTACCGCTATATCTCTAATTGAGGGAGCCTACATGGCCACCAAGTCACAGCTACTGTCTGCGCTCTCCTGCCACATCGGCAAGGGGCGCGGCATCACGGCGTTGCACCTCGCCGGCCGCCTCGATACGCCGGCGCGCACGGTGCGGCACCTGGTCACCGAGTTGCGCGAGGACGGCATAGCCGTCTGCGGTACCCCACGCGACGGCTATTACATCGCCGAGACATCGGAGGAACTGGAGGAGACCTGCCAGTTCCTCCGAGGCCGTGCCATGCACAGCCTGGTGATCGAGTCGACGTTGCGCAAAGTCCCGCTGGTCGATTTACTCGGCCAGCTCAAGTTACCCACCTGATCCCCCGGAGACCCCATGACCGAACTATCCGCCATCGAAGCCCGCGCCAAGCGTTACGCCGAGGCTCGCGAAAAAATCGCCGCTTTGGTCACCGACCTCAATACCGGAATGGAGGCATTGAAGCGCGAGGCCATACCGGAACTCAAGCGAGCGATCGCGCGCGCTGCCGAGCACCATGACCAACTCAAAGCGATGATCGAGGCCGCGCCGGGGCTGTTCGTCAGGCCGCGCACCGTCACCTTTTACGGCATCAGGCTGGGCTTCCAGAAGGGCAAAGGCAAGATCGAGTGGGATGATGCGGACAAGGTGGTCGCTCTGATCGAGAAGCACTTCCCCGAGCAGGCGGACATCCTCATCAACACCAAGAAGACGCCGGCCAAGGATGCCCTCAACGGGCTTACCGCTGCGGAGTTGAAGAAGGTCGGCATCAGCGTTACCGAGGGTGGTGATGCGGTGTTCATCAAGCCGGTCGATAGCGCGGTCGACAAGATGGTCGACGCGCTGTTCAAGGCCGCGACCGAAGACGCGACGCCGTGAAAGCGGACGGTGATGGAACGCCTACCGAGCCTGGCACCTGGCGGCAAGAACGGGAGGCGCGCCGCCCAGCAAGAACCGGCAGTCCCGAGCTGCCCGGAGTCTCACGCAGCGAGGGAAGCTCCCCCCCCCCCATTTCTGGACACCGGAAGAGCTTGAACAGCGCTTCGGGCAAATGAGGCTATTCCCATGAGAGCAACCAATTCAAAGCCCGAGCAGCTCTGCTGCGTTTCGATCGACTACCAGGATTTCCTCATGCCGGCGGCCGTGGGAATGAAGGTCGTCGAGTTGATGCAAAAAGCTGTATCGACCGAGAGGCGTTTCGGGGGCGGACGTCAATACTCTCCCGGGGATCAGCCGGTCCTCAGGCTTGAGCTGGTCAAGCCTGCCGAGGTGCAATGGGACACGGCCGACCAGGTAAAGACTACTCGTTCAACGAAGCTGTTATCAGGAAGCTGACATGGCTACCGCCGCCGTTCGCAACCGCGAGATCGCCAAGATCAAGATCGCCGTCAAGCAGCTTGGTATGGATGATGCGACCTACCGCGACATGCTCTTCACCGTCGCCCGGGTGCGCTCGGCCGCGAATCTCGACTGGACAGGACGAAAACAAGTCATCGATCATCTCAAGAGTCGTGGCGCGAAGATCGGATGGCAGGGAAAGCCCGCCAAGCCATCGTCGACCAATGCGGCGCTGATCGCCAAGATCGGTGCGCAGCTCGCCGAAATGGGCCTACCCTGGGAATATGCCCAGGGAATGGCCCGCCACATGTTCAAGCTCGCCAAGCTCGAATGGTGCAAGGCGGAGCAGCTGCACAAGATCGTCGCGGCCCTGGCCTACGAACAGGAAAAGCGCACACTCCTTGCCGAGGTCGACCGGATGCTCCAGATCGCCGGCAAGACCCGCGCAGACATCACGGCCCACAACAGGGGTAACCCGGACTGGACGCGCAATAAGCAGGTGCTGACGCAGGCGATCGCCTTGATGCCGATCTGGTGGCCGGGCGCCTTTGTCGGACAGCAGACGGGGGCCGCCCGTGAGCACTGAGGCCTTTGTTGCGTTCTCCCTGGGACTGGCCTGTGGCGGCCTGGTGGGCGCACTGGCGGCGTTCCAACTGGCGTGGCGGATGTTCTTGAGCAAGCCGCCGACAATCGAGATGAAGGCCGACCGTGTTGCCCTGGCATCGATGGCGGCGTGCAACGTCGCCGCCTGGCTGGACGAGAATGGCCTGGTCATGATGCCCAAGGGCGAGGACTTCAAAGCGAAGGTCGGACGGTGACCGACACCAGCAACCTGCCCGAGTCTGCGCGCATCCTGGTCGAGCACCTGGGCGCGACGGTCGCGCTCAAGATCATCAAGGTCTGGCCGGGCCTCAAGTTCCGCGTCCCACTCGGAATACGGGACGAGTCGCCAATGCGGCAGAAGCTGGTAGAGTTGCTCGGCGAAGACGATACGCTGCTGGTGATGGAGCAGTTCGGCGGCGAGATCATCTATGTGGCCACGTGCGCGCAGGCGGTGCGGGATGTGCGCGACACCCAGATCATTGCCGAGTATTCGGCCGGCGGCACCATCGTTGACTTGGCCTTACGCTACCGGCTGACAAGTCGGCAGATCGAGACTATTCTCCAGAGAACACCCGGCGCCAATACAGTCATCCGCCACCGGGTTCGGCCAGTGGATGAAAACCAGTTCGACTTGTTCGGGCACGGCGTCACTCCCACGCCTCCCGCTTGACCGAAGCGCTTCTGTCCGAAGTACTTCGGATCAAAGCGCATCCCGCGCGCGCGTAACGTCTCCCATGTGTGCGCTGCTTGCCGATACTTCTCGCTTCCCCCCGCTGATCGCCTGACCGCGCGAGGCTTCGGTCACTGCGATCGCCTGCCCGGGTGGCATTACCGTTCGGTCCATGCGGCGTGCATCTTTACCCCAAGCCAGTTCCGGGAGCGCCACCTATGAAACTGCCTCGCATGTCCGTCTCTATCGCCCTGTCCGTCATCCTGGGACTGGTAGTCAACTACACATCGCCGCACCTGGCGTTAGTAACGCTCTACAAGTTCAGCCTGGTCACGAGCGCCGGCGTCGCTGGTTACTACCTCGACCGCGAGGCGTTCCCTTACGCGCGTCCAGACATGTTTCTGGCCGAAGAGTGGAAGCGCGGCCTGCTGCCGATTGTTGCGCCGGGCGAGTCGATGGCGTTTTCGGTCTCGATGCTGCGGCGAGCCATCATCATGGGCGCGCTGATGCTGGCCGTGGGTCTGGGGGCGTAATGCGCCTGCAGCGGCATACGCAGATCGCGCTCCTCCTCACGGCCATCGTTTTGGCCGCAGCGCTATTCAGGCCTGGCGCCGCGTTCGCCTACGAGATCCCGCAGGCCGCTCAGAAATACCGCCGCGACCTGGTACGCAGTGCTCACCTGGTCTGGGGTATCGACGCGCCGATCGCCACGTTCGCCGGCCAGATCCACCAGGAAAGTGGCTGGAAGCCGAACGCGCAATCGAAGTACGCCGGCGGCCTGGCGCAATTCACGCCGGCCACCGCCGAATGGATCGGCGACATCGATCCCGAGCTGGTCGATCCCCAGCCCTACAACACGACCTGGGCGCTGCGCGCCTTGGTGCGCTACGACAAGTTCTTGTATGGCCGCGCCGGCGGCGCCACACCCTGCGACGCCATGTGGCTATCGCTGTGGGCGTACAACGGCGGTGAAGGCTGGGTGCGACGCGACAAGATGCTCGCGCAGCAGCACGGCGCCGATCCGCGTGTCGCTAGGCAAGTCGAGCCATTCAACGCGGGGCGCGCGGCCTCGATGTTCGCGGAAAACCGTCACTATTCCCGCGCGATCCTGCTGCGCTTCGAGCCGCTTTACGTCAAGACCGCCTGGGGTCCGGGGATCTGCGCGTGAGCGCCCGAACCGCCTTTCTCCTTGCAGTTCTCTGGGCCGTCAGCCTGGTATGGGTCTATCAGTTCGGCGTTGGTAACGAGCACAACGCTTGCGAAGCCGCGAAAGTGAAGCCGATGGTCAAGTCTATCGAGCAACACAACGCGAAGGCTGGCAAGGGCCACGCCATCGAGGCGAAGGCGGCCGCGCGGTCCGATCGTCGTGAGGGCTTTTTCCGGGGGCTGAGAGAGAAGGAAACTACCTATGCGAAGACTGACCCTTTGCCTGCTGTTTGCGTGCTTGATCCTGGCCGGCTGCGCGACTGGGCCGATGCCAACGCCGGCACCGCGCCTTTATCCCCCCGCGCTGCTGACCACGCTACCGGAGCCGCCGCCGGCGCCGGCGAGCGGAGCGCTGGAGGATCTCTACCGCAACCACCTGGAGGCGATGGCCTTGTACTGGCAATTGCGCGATCGCTATCAGGGCCTGGTCGAGTGGCTCAAGGCGACGGGAGCGCTTTCCGGTGACTGACTTTTGCGACCGTGCGGCCGCCCTTGAGGAGGCACAGCGCGGAGACGCGCTCGATGCCCAGCAGAGGCGCTCCGGCCTGGTCGGCAAGACGGTCTCTGATTCGGCGCACAAGTGCCAAGTCTGCACGCACCCAATCCCCCGGGCACGGCGCGAAGCCTACCCGGGAACACAGACCTGCCGCCACTGCCAGGCCGAACTCGAAGCAGCGACTGCCGGAGGAGCAACCAAGTGCAAGTGACCCTGGATTTGTGGAACTTGATCTACGTGCTGATCGCGTTCATCGGATTCTCGGCGGGCGCGGCAAAGCTGCTGCTCAGTCAGTTCGAAAAACGGCAGAGCGAGCGGCACAGTTCGATCCTGCAGCAGCTCCAGGCGCACTTTGCCGAAGAAAAGTTGACCGTGGAAAAACTGAGCAAGCTCGAACGCGACTTCCTGGAGTGGCGCGGCGAGCTGCCGCTCAACTATGTGCGGCGTGATGACTTCATTCGCACCCAATCGACGATTGAAACCAAGATCGACGCCCTGGCGCTGCGCATCGAGAACGCGCTCTTGAAAAGGGGAACAGAAAAATGATTGATACGGCCAGGCTGCGCCGGGAGTTCATCCGCTGGATGTTGCTGGTGACCCTCAATAATGCCCGCGCGACTGGCGGGGCCTCCGAGGGCTTGCTGCTGCAGGTGGTGCAGGGCGAGTACGTCGACGCGTCACCGATGGAGATGCGCGCCGAGCTCGACTACCTGGCCGAGCGCGGTCTCATCAAACTCGACAAGCGCCCCGACGGCAACTGGCTTGCGGATATTGGCCGGTATGGCATCGACGTGGTCGAATACACCGTCGAATGCGATCCCGGGATCGCCCGGCCGAAGAAGTATTGGCCCGGGAGCTGAAATGCCCAAGCGGAAGAAGATTTTGAGCATCCCGCCAGAGGTAAAGCTGTGGCTCGACACGCACCTTGTCGAAAACAACTTCTCGGGCTACGAGGCGATCACCGCGTACATCAAGTCGGAATATGGATTGACGCTCAGCCGGGCGACGATACAGCGCTACGGCAAGGACTTCCAAGATCGCCTCGAAGCCGTAAAGCTCGCGAGCGAGCAAGCGAAGGCCGTCGTCAACGCCGCTCCGGACGATGAAGGCGCCGTCAACGAGGCGCTGATGCGGCTCGTGCAAGAGCACCTTTTCAAGTTGCTGATGAGCACGGAGAAAGGCGGCATGGATCTGCCGAAGGTGGCGCGCGCCGTCGCTGAACTTGGTCGCGCAACCGTGACGCAAAAGCGTTGGCAGACCGAAGTTCGCGGGAAGGCCAAGGCCGCGGCTGACGCCGTCGAAAAGGTCGCGAAGAAAGGCGGCCTCACGCCTGAAGCCGTCGACACCATCCGGCGAGAGATTCTCGGCATTGCCGCATGAACGCCCCCGCCGTCCTCCTCCCCTATCAACAGGACTGGGTCTCCGATCCGGCCGAGGTTGCCGTGTGGGAGAAGTCCCGACGCATCGGCGCTTCCTGGTGCGATGCGTCGGACTCCGTCCTCACCGCGGCGCCGGCGGACGGCATGGATGCGCTCTACATTGGCTATTCAGAGGACATGACGCGGGAGTACGTCGACGATTGCGCCATGTGGGCGAAGAACTTCAACCTCGCTGCCGGCGAGATGAACGAGTGCGTCTACGAGGACGAAGGGCGGGACATCAAGGCCTTTCGCGTCGACTTCGCGAGCGGCCAGAAGATCCTGGCACTCTCCAGTCGGCCGCGCTCGATCCGCGGCAAGCAAGGCAAGGTGACCATCGACGAGGCGGCCTTCCACGACGATCTGCCGGGACTCCTCAAAGCGGCGCTGGCCATGCTGATCTGGGGTGGCAAGGTGCGGCTGCTCTCGTCCCACAACGGGGACAGCAACCCGTTCAACGAGCTGGTGACCGATATTCGGGCCGGCAAGCTCGCCTACTCGCTGCACCGGACGACATTCGACGACGCTGTGGCGCAAGGCCTCTACGATCGCGTCAAGCTGGTGATGGGCGATCGCATGAAGGAAGCGAACCTCGCCGATTGGCGCGCCAAGATCTACTCCTTGTATGGCGACAATGCCGCGGAAGAACTGGACGTCATTCCCAGCGCCGGCGGCGGCTCCTATCTCACCCGGATCCAGATCGAGGAATGCATGCAGGCCGGCATCCCCGTGGTGCGGCTGTCCCAGCCTGACGGATTCACGGTGCTGCCCAAGCACATCCGGGAGGCCGAAACCCGGGACTGGTGCGATGAGCACCTGGCGCCGCTTCTGGCGCAGCTCGATCCCAATCTGGACCACTTCTTCGGCGAGGACTTCGCGCGCTCGGGCGACTTGAGCGTGATCTGGCCCCTCGAGCAGACCCGAACGCTGCGGCTGGTAACGCCCTTTATCGTCGAGTTGCGCAACGTCCCCTTCGAGCAGCAAAAGCAGATCTTGTTCTACATCGTCGATCGGCTGCCGCGCTTTCGCGCCGGCGCACTGGATGCGCGCGGCAACGGGCAGTACCTGGCCGAGGTCGCCATGCAGAAGTACGGCGCCGGTCGAATCGCCCAGGTGATGCTCTCGGCCGAGTGGTACCGGGAGAACATGCCACCCTTCAAGGCGGCCTTCGAGGACAAGACGCTGTCCATCCCGCGCGATGCCGATGTGCTGGCGGATCTGCGCGCCGTGCGCATGGACAAGGGAATCGCCAAAGTGCCCGACGATGCCCGCGTGCGCGGCGCGGACGGCCGCGAGCGTCACGGCGACACCGCCATCGCCCTGGCCATTGGCGTGTTTGCGTCGCGCATGGAGCCGACCGGGACGTGCGACGGCTTTCAATCGACGCCGCGCCGCGGCAGCCCGAGCGAGGCGGGCGTAAACGGCCTGCCGGATAGGGATGACGACTACGGCGCCCGCGACTACTCCAGGAGCATGCTGTGATGGCCACCAACAAGATCCTCGACCAGTTCGGCAAGCCCATCGACCGGATCGTCCTCGATGAGCCGCAGACCGCGCGCATCTCGTCGCTCGCCAATCAGTACTTGACGCCGATGTTGAATGGCCTCACGCCGGCCCGGCTCGCCCGCATCCTCCAGGATGCGGATAACGGCAATCTGGTCGAGCAGCATCGAATGTTCTCCGACATGGAGGAACGCGACGTTCACCTGCAGGCGGAGATGGGCAAGCGCAAGGGGGCGCTGGCCGCGCTCGATTGGGATATCGTCGAACCGCGCAACGCCAGCGCCGCCGAGAAGGCCGCGACCGAATGGGTACGCGAGGTTCTGCAAGACGCGGTCGATCCGATCGAGGATCTGTTGCTGGCGCTCATGGACGCCGTAGGACACGGCTTCGCGCCGGTCGAGTTGGAGTGGCGCCGGGAGGGGTCCGAGTGGCTGCCCGCCTTCTATCCTCGTCCCCAGGAATGGTTTCGCCAGAATGTTGCGCGCACCGAATTGCGCTTGCGCGATCTCAGCGTCGACGGCGCAGCGCTGCAGCCCTTCGGCTGGGTGATGCACACGGTCGGCAAAGCAAAGACCGGCTACAGCGGCCGCATGGGCCTCTACCGGACGGCGGTCTGGCCGTTCATCTACAAGGCCTACTCGGTCGGCGACTTCGCCGAGTTCCTTGAAACCTACGGTCTGCCCATCATCGTCGGCAAGTACTTCTCGGGCGCCAGCGCCGACGAGAAGGCGAGCCTCATGCGTGCCGTCACCGCGTTGGGCCACGACGCCCGCGCCATCATGCCGCAGGAGATGTCACTGGAGATCCAGAAGATCACCGGCGGCAGCACCGGTAGTAGCAGCCCGCACCTGGACATGATCGAGTGGGCCGACAAGGCCGAGTCCAAGCTGATCCTCGGGCAAACGCTGTCGGCCGACACCGGCGCCAAGGGCGGTGGCAGCTACGCCCTGGGCAAGGTGCACAACGAAGTGCGGCACGACATTTTGCGGGGCGATGCGCGCCAGGTCGCCGGCACGCTCACCCGCGACCTGGTATATCCGTTGATCGCATTGAACAAGGGCGGCATCGATGGCCTGCGCCGCTGCCCGCAGTTCCGCTTCGACCTGGGCGAGGCGGAGGATCTGACCGCGTACTCCGAGGCTTTGCCCAAGCTGGTCGGTGTGGGCTTCAAGGTGCCGCGCCCCTGGGCGCAGGAGAAGCTGCGCATCCCGG